TACGGAATTCATATTGGACAATACGACGAGGACAATGTTGGCTGGGATGCCACTTACGTCTTTGCTCGTTTGGTCAAGACAGAATCCGGAGACTTTGCTACGTACTGGGGAGACAAGATCATTGAAGCTAGGCGGCAAGGCAAAAACCTTATCGAGCTAGAAGATGGAGATGTTGTTTTCAAGTACGGTGGAAAGTATCGTCGCTTTGACAAAAATTTTTATCAAGGAGTGATTGCAGACTATGAAAAATACGCTGAAGAGAAGTACGCTCAATACGAATATTCTGGAGATTGGGCGGAAGAAGTAGAATATGATCAACCAACATACAAAGTGCGTAAGGACCGTAAGAGGGGGAGACCGCAGGTTGTGGAGGAGTCCGCACCTGAGGTTGTTCCTCCTTTGAGGCAGGCAGTGCACGTGGATCATGTGGAAGAAGTTCAGCCCGCGGCGGAAAACTTGGTGGCCCCTGCAGTTGTGCAGGGGCTTACTCGAGAAGACCTCAACGTTGTGTTGACCCCAGCTCAGCTAAACGGCCTCGCAACCCGGCAGTTGAGTTTTCCACAGAAATCTCCGACATTGTCTCTCAGGCCCAATTTGATTGGCCCCGTACCGATTCCTGCGCCCAAAAACGCAGTATTGCCTACCATTTCTCCCTCGCTGAACTCACCAGCAGAAATCTTGAAGAGTTTGTTGCCCACGCAGAAGCCGTCAGTGACTGCTCCGGCCAAGCCCAAGGTGTTGCTGACCAAGGCTCAGCGGGAGGAAAGAAGGAAGCAGTTTATGCTAGAGCGCTTTCAAATGTCGCCAGAAGTTTTGGGACAGTTGAAAGGTCACCTGGATCAGAGAGTGAAGAACGCAATGGCTGTCTACATGAAGATTGGCTCCAACGAGTCGTTGATAGAGCTAAAGACAGCCTACGCAGCTCAAGATTTGTTCCGGGATCAGCAGCGCTTGGTGTCCGAGGAGTGGAGGAAGCTTTCCGAGACCCTTTAAAGCGCCGTGCTGTTTTTGATTTAGCATTGCGTAATGTTGACAATTCGTCTTCCGTCGGCGACTGCCAGTTGAAACAGTTTGGTAGCACTTATGGAGTAGCTCTTGGGTGGGACGGTCTGAAATATGATCATGATCGCCTTGAGATGTTCTATTCTATGGTTTCTAACCGGATTGATGATTTGCTGGCAGGAACGGAATCTTTTGATGATATTCGTGTTTTTGTTAAGCCTGAGCCACACAAGCCATCAAAAATATCAGAGGGCAGACTGCGCATAATTTCTGCAGTTTCAGCCATTGATACCATGGTGGACCGAATGTTGTATCAGGATTTTATGGATGCCTTAGTTAGGCACTACGCTCAGACTCCCGTTATGGTTGGGTGGTCCCCTATGTATTCTGGGACCACTCTCCTAAAGCGCAAGCTGGGTGCTGGTCCCTATTTGAACATCGACAAGTCTTCATGGGATTGGACCGTGCAGCCTTGGTTACTTGAGGCAGTTGAGGAGTTAATAACTTCCTTGGCTGTTTTGGCCAGCCCTGATTGGCACGTTCTGCACCAAATGAGATTTGAAGCTTTGTTTCACAGGCCTTCTTTTCGTACTTCTGATGGTACTTTGCTTGTGCAACCCGTTAGTGGAGTTGTCAAGTCAGGTATGTTTCTGACCATAGTCGTTAATTCTCTTTGTCAATTGGTTCTGCATCATTATTTGGTTGAGCTTATGGGTGTTGAAGTTCCCATGCTTGTGTTCATGGGAGATGATTCATCTCAGCCAGTTTTTGATTTGCAGGACGTGTATTGCACTTTGAG